TAGCATCGATAATATTTTCATCAATAGATTCTTCCATAATAGCAGTTTCTAAATTTTCATCGCCTTTGGGCATTGGCCGGCGAATAGCGGGACGAGGAAATACGAAATTACAAAACGCTCGCGAGAAAATACGATATGTAGATACCACATCTTCATACACTTCTGTACCAGTTTTTTTCTTCTTCTTTTTAGCATTCTGTCGTTCCAGTTCACGTTCCGCCGCACGTGCTTCCTCATAAATGCTTAATTGAAAATCACTCATTTCGATTTTAACAATATGAAAATCTTTACTTTTTTCAAAACGCGGGATTAACCCTTCTTGGGCACTTCTGAAATAAGATGGTAAGCCTAGAATTCGCCGTTTAAATAAATTCATATTTTTAACTTCATTGGTAGCATCTATAAAATAATTTTTAAATTCGTCTAGATTATCAGGTAATGCTTTATACAGTTCTACTCTAATTCCCCCCGAAACAACTTTAATATTATTATTTTCTAACAATTTAGTAATATATTTTACAAACGTGTCGTCGTTCATATCACCGCGTTCACTAATACGAACACCATCGTAAGCATAATCCTTTGTTTTATTAATAAAACCAAACGGATTACGTGTTATAACGAGAGTGGTAGAAGTAGGCTTATATTCCATATAATCCAATACATTAGCCCCTAGAATAGTTGTTTTAAATAAATCATGAAAAAATTCCTGGGATATTTTTTTGGCTGCGCCAGGACCTGCGCCCGCATCCGCTCCAATCGTCAGCTTAAAATACCATGTTTTAATTTTTCCTCGTAAAATATTAAATAGAATAGCAATTTCATTAGGATAGTTGATGATAGGTGTGCCGGTCAGCAAGATTATTTTAGCATTATGCGCATTCATTAAATATTCATACAACATTCCGGATAAGGTTTCTTTTTTGGTCAATTTATTAACAATCCGACTAACAAAATTATGGGCTTCATCAATAATAATGACACTGTTATCAAACATGTTTTTGGTATAATTATTTGTTAGCGCGGCTAAATGTGATTTGCGCAAACCATTGTAATTAATAAATTTATATTTATAGCGGATCATTTCATTGAGCTGGTTATCCAGACTTGTTTTTTCATCTACAGCCAGTGTATCATAATTAGAAGGTTTGGTGATATTAGATAGCCACGCTCCTCCTTGCGTTCGTAAATATTCTATCGAGAGGGATAACAAATTTGACAATGTATTGAGTAATTCAGGGTTTTCTCCAATATTAATAAATTCCCAAAATTGATTTTTTCTATACAAGCTGTCACCGCATTTTTTCAACTCTACAATATAATTCATGCGAAGAGAAGCGGGTGTCATCACAATAATTTGTTTAGTCGATTTCATGCCTTCGGCTATAGCAATGGAGGAACATGTCTTTCCCGAGCCGAGACCGTGATATAATAATACACCTCTATACGGTGTAATTAAATTGAGATAATCGCGAACTATTTTTTGATGTGTCATGGGAGAAAATGCTTCGTTTTCATCAATGCTACATGTAGCATTTTCTGATTCTGTTATTAATTCTTTTTTATATTTTCCGAAAAGAGATGACATGAAATTGGTGAATATTTTCCGATTATTCATATAATAAGACGACGCGCTAATTAAAATCTGTGAATCTTTTTTGGCTAGACCTAACCGTTCATGAATTGTTGTATCGCCTATTTTCAACATCGATAACGGACCTTCTTGAATCACGCCAATCGGTTCTTTGGTTTTTCGTTTAATAACTTTCTTGCCTTTGACAATTGTAATTGCGGTTTCTTCTGCGGCGGCTGGTGCTGATGCTGGTGCTGGTGCTGGTGCTGGTGCTGGTGATGCCGAAGGCTCTGTTTCTTCTACAATAGTTAATTTTTTAACTATTTTCTTAACAGGTTTTTTAATAGTTAAAATAGTTTGTTCGACAGTAGCAGCAGGCTCAGCAAGGGCAGTCACAGGCTCAGCAAGGGCAGTCACAGGCTCAGCAAGGGCAGTCACAGGCTCAGCAGAAGCAACAACTTCTTGTTTCTCTGTCAAAGTATTCAAAAAAGCCGCCCTATCAAAATCGCCAATTTTTGATTTGTCTACTATTTTAGTTTTAATAGTGATATCTTCTTTAGAAGCAGCGGCAGGAATAACTAATTCTACTTTTTCTAATACATCTGGCTGTTTTTTAATTTTTAATTTGGCTAAAAGAGCAGCCGACATAGTATATAATTATAATATAAAATAAATATCAAAATAACCTAAAAGGTCAGATTAAGAGCCATTTCACACGCAATTTGTTCTGCTTTTTTCTTAATCTTGTGTGTACCACTGCCTAAAAATATAAATACATTTTCTTGTTTAACTAGAGATTCTTGTATTTTAGCAAAAGAACCATACAAACCAAACGGTTTGGCCTCCGATAAAATCATCTGATGTATCGGCTTTCCAATACACAAAAATACACCCATCTCATACCCATTATCCATATTATGCGAAATTTCCAAATAATCAGGTGTTATTTTAAACTCCTTCTGAACTTTTACTTGTAAAATATTCTTAAAATTATCATCCGTATTAATAAGTTTAATCCAATCCACGTGATGTTCAAAGACATTTTCTACAAATTTTTGCGCCATTTGGAAGCCAGGTCCGGTAACAAATACATCTTTGAACCACCCATGCTCATCTTCGACTTGTATCTTGTTGAAATCCAAAAATAGCGCACCAATAAAGGCTTCAAACAGACAACCCAATTTCTTCAAATTGGTACGCGTCTTTTTTTCCTCCGCGTATTTAGATAATATCAACCATTTATTAATTTGCATATCGTATGCTAATTTACCAATATGCTCATTTTTAACCACTGCTATTTTTTTCTCCGTCATAAAGCCTTCGTCTGCTTTAGGAAAACGCCGGTATAAATAATATTTAGTAATCAGTTCTAAAACGCCGTCGCCAATAAACTCTAGCCGTTCGTTCGATTTGGTTTTCAAATCTATACAATCATTCGGTTTAGCAACAATCACAATATTATTTGCCGCATTTTCAATGGCTGGGCGTTTAATATACGAACTGTGAACAAATGCGCGTTTATATAATTCGATGTTATGAACTTTAGCAGTTATTCCATACTTGTTAAGAATAGATTGAACTTCATTCAATGTAATCTCTTTATTTTCTGGATTAAATGGATTGAAAATGAGATGTTCTCCATTTTTAATTACATCGCCATCTTGAATAATAGTTTTATAAACATCGGTGTTGTCTGTAATATTCATATTTATTTTTCAATGTTTGATAGATATATACTTGTAGTTATATTTAAGCGGTATTCATTAAATTAAATAAAATATTTATATAGTGTATAAAATGATTAACGGATCTAAGAAAGCGCGCAATGTATCGTCAATAATTGCTAAAAATCAGGGTGGTGGACCTAAGAAACAAGGTGGTATTAGTAGTGTGGGACATTCATCTCCCTACTTGCAATATATTCAAAGTCGTGCTGGTTTTAGTCCCACTGCGCCTTATTTTTATGCTAAGTATTGCAGCACTGTTTTAGGTCGTGTCGGTGTTCTGGCCGCCAACGCTCAAAGAATGCAAATGGGTCCATGCTGTAATAATTAAGAATAAAGAAAGAATAAATAAAGAAAGAAATATATATAACATAAATGATTTAATAAGTATTTTTATAAATACATTAATGCTTATTAAAGTAGATTACCGTGATGCTGAACTTCATTCTAAATGTGCCGCAATTCTTGCGAGTGATGTAGAAAAATACAGTTGTATTCAACTCGTAAAAGAAAATATACCTTTAGGTGATGTTATTATTATCGATGAAAAAACTGGTAAGGAAAAAATAATAGTTGAACGTAAAAGTCTGACTGATTTAGCTGCTAGTATTAGAGATGGACGCTATGCGGAACAAAGTTTTCGTCTCAATGAATGTTCTATGCATAACCATACTATTTATTATGCGATTGAAGGTGATTTAAGAACCTATAAACCTTTTTGTAATTTTAATAATAATAAAGGTAGTGTGAATAAAAAATCTCTACTTTCTGCGATGGTATCTATTTCTTATTTTAAAGGATTTTCTGTACATCGCACGATAAATATAGATGAGACGGCCGAATGGATTGTTCAATTTGCGGTCAAGATACACAAAGAAGGCCCAGCTTTGAATTCTTTTTATATAGCACAAGCACAAACGACAGTAGCACAAGCACAAACGAACGTAGCACAAGCACAAACAAACGTAGTAGAACCAAACGTAGCACAAGCACAAACGACAGTAGAAGGAGAACCAGCATATTCAGACGTTTGTAAAAATAATCGTATTAAGAAAAATAACATAACACCAGAAAATATTGGTGCTATTATGCTTTCGCAAATACCCAACGTGAGCAGTACTACCGCAAGCGTAATTATAGAGAAATTTGGCGACATTAATTCTCTTATCGTTGCATTAAAGGAGAGCAAAACCGCATTAGATATGATTACAATAACTAACAAAGATGGGAAAAGTAGAAAAATCAGTAAACCGAGTATAGCAAATATTTATAAATTTTTAATCCCCAACAACTTTTAAGAAACAACTTTTAAGAAAAGTTGCGCAAAAATATAGTAGTATTTACATTCTATATTTGATATACTTTTTTGCGATACTTTTTGCTAAAAAGTATTTTTTAAAAGTATATATATAAAATGACAGCTTCAGAAGACATTTATAAATATTTAGGACTAGGAATAGTTGTATTATTTGTTGCATATGTTGTTATTAAATCATTGACATTTCAAGCCAAATTATTTGAAGGAATGACATCCGGAACAGATAAAGATAAAAAAGCAGAATCTATTAAATCAAACACTACTTCTGTTTTAGACGCATTGCTTATTGAGAAATATAGGTCTAATTATGTCGATACCATTATTGAATTGGAAGAAAATATAAGTGCTACTATTTTATCTGGTATTTTAACAAATTCTGAAACTATTTCAGCCGATCCTAGCTCGGAAACGTCACAAAAATTTATTACATCTACAAATAATTTGAAAGCATTTAAAGATACACTAAACGATGCTATGAAATATTTGGATAGTATTAAAAATTAATGTATTTCACAATTCCGCTTGTAGTCGGGGCAAGTGCAACAGAAGGCAGAGCCGCCAAAATAATATCTTTTATTTTAGATGCTATTTTTTCACCGCCTAATTCAGATGGTTCTATTTTAAATGTTAAATCTTTCGGTGATGTTATTAATTTATTTATATCAACTATTCCACTGATTAAAGAAGAAGCAGCAGCATAATTATATAATAGTTGATTCCATTTATCAACGATGTGATTAAGTTTAACGTATTTAACATCATAAGTATAATATAAATTTAATACAAATAATTTAGATCCAGGTAATTTAGTTTTAATGGTATCGATTAATTTTTTATAATTTTCAATAATGGAATTCACATCATTATAATTTTCTAGTATATTATTTCCTCCAACAGAAAGAAATATTATATATTCTAAATTATAATCTATATCATCTAAATGCGTTAATTGTGTGTATACATCTGAAATAGTAGAATCTTCACGCGCATAGTTTACTATATTTATAGCTGGGTTAGTTGAACACATTTTTATTAAAAGTTCATCTACAGCATAACCATTTTTAACATATGAATTGTTATTTAATATACTGTCGCCTAATAAAATTATAGGTATTGATTTGTTATTATTGTTGTCAAAATACTCAATACGCGAAATACTACTATTGTATATAATTATTAACAGTAGACCAATAATAATAAGTATTTGTTTTACATTCATTTATATTTATATTTAATAATTATTTAATTATTATTATTAAATAATAATTGTTTTTTTGGCGCAATCTGCTTCGCTTGAACCTGCTTCGCTTGAACCTGCTTCGCTTGAACCTGCTTCGCTTGAACCTGCTTCTTTGACAAAATATTGGTTAGTTTTTGGTACAACCTTTTTTCAAAAGGTTGGTTGGTTAGTTTTTGGTACAACCTTTTTTCAAAAGGTTGGTTGGTTAGTTTTTGGTACAACCTTTTTTCAAAAGGTTGGTTGGTT